AGACGGCAAAGAAGTGCCAAATTGTGTACCATTAGAGAAAAAAGAGTTGACAAAAGAAATGGCTCAGTCTATTTTAGAGAATATAGTGTCAGAGAAAATGACAGAAGATTTTGAACTTGTTGAGGCAAGAGAATACTCGAACAAAAATAGTAATACAGAGGATTGGGCAAACTCATTAATTAAAAAGAAAAAATCTAGTTTAAGAAAATTTGCAGATTTTATAACATCTAAGCCAAATGCAGAAAGTAGACTTGACAAATCATATTACAAAATAAGATACACATATCAAGAGAGGGTTTCTTCTGCAAATAGCAGAGATTTTTGTAAGACAATGATGAATAGAACGTCAAGAGGTGTTGTTTACAGAAAAGAGGATATCGATAATGCTACTGCTAAAGGTGTAAATAACGAATTTGGACACAAAGGCAGAGACTATTCTTTGTTTGAATTTAAAGGTGGTATTTATTGCGGTCATTACTGGCAAGAAGAGTTGTACAGAATGAAAGATAAAACCGAAAAATACATATCAAAAGGTACAGAAGTAAACTCGATACCAAAATCTTATCAGCCAAAAGGAAAAGAATATACTGATGCTGGCATAGCGCCAACGGATATGAAAAATAGAGGTGCATACCCAAAATAAAAATATATGGCAACACAATTATTTATAAATAGAACTGATTTAGTAAGAAACTCTATTATTGACGGGAACGTTGACACTGACAAGTTTATACAATTTATTAAGCTATCGCAAGAAATCGACATTCAACAGATTATAGGGACAAAGATGTATGAGGGGTTGACCGCAGCTATTATTGCTGGAATTGATTTGCCAGTAAATGCACGTTGGAAAACTATTTTAGATGAATATATAGTACCTATGCTTGTGTGGTATGCTCAAAGTAATTATATACCTTTTGCAGCCTATCAAATTAAAAATGGTGGAGTCTACAAGCACACTTCTGAAAACGCACAAACGGCTGATAAAAACGAGGTTGATTTTTTAGTAGAAAAAGCAAGAACAAATGCAGAATGGTATTCTCGTAGATTTATAGACTTTATGAGTTTTAATCAAGCTACATATCCAGAGTACACTAACAACGTTAATGATGACATTTATCCTAGTTATCAAGCGACATTTAATAATTGGGTTATATGAGTTACAAACCAAAAGAAAATAACATTAAGAAACTTAAGCGGTTTCTAAAAAAAATTAATAAAACAAAAAAAGTAATGGCAAACGAGATATATTCAAAAAGCTGGTGGGGGTCTGGAGTATGTGACAATACAGTTGACTGGGGTGTTATATATTATGAATACGCTTGTGTTGAAGAGCGAGAGGAAGCACCAGCGCCAGCACCAAAACCAGAGCCAGTTCCAGAGCCAGTTCCAGAAGACCCAAAAAAGCCAGCTCCAGTAGAGCCAAAACCAGAAGAGCCAATTAAGAAAAAATAAGTTATGAAAAAAATAAGCAAACACATATCGTATAAAGAGGCAGTAAATTCTAACTATGCAAAAAAGCATAAGATAAAAAACGAGCCAGACGATGAGCAACTAGAAAATATGAAACTAATTGCAAAAGAAGTTTTTGAGCCATTAAGAGAATGGGTCGGTGGTCCAATAAAAGTAAATAGTTTTTTTAGGTCAGAAAAATTAAATACTGGCATCGGCGGAAGTAAAACCAGCAGTCATCTAAAAGGACAAGCTATTGACTTAACAACTATGGGTTTAAAGACTAACGGACAGATCTTCAATTACATAAAAGACAATTTAGAATATGACCAGCTTATATGGGAATATGGAAGAGTAAACCCAAAATGGATACACGTATCTTTTAATTCAGTTAAAAACAGAAAACAAGCATTTCGTGTAAAATAAAACTATGCCAATACCCAAAAAAAAAAGCAAACGAAAAGCAGAGTGATTATATGATGAGGTGTGTACCACAACTAATGCAGTATCACGAAAAATCACAAGCTATTGCAATTTGCTATCAAGGTTTTTTAGGAACAGAGGTAGAACTAGAAAGTTATAATGACTATCCAGATAGCGCAAGCAATAATGCAAAACGTGCTATTAAATGGAAAAAAGAAAATGGCTCGGATTGTGGAACTCAAGTAGGCTGGACTCGTGCATCGCAGTTAGCTGGCAAAAAAAAAAATAAGCCGTGATACGATTTCAAGAATGGCATCTTTTAAAAGACATCAACAACATAAAGACGTACCATACTCAGAGGGTTGTGGTGGTATAATGTGGGATGCTTGGGGAGGCACTTCTGGTGTTGAGTGGGCAATAAACAAATTAAAACAAATCGATAAGAAATGATAACAGACTACAAAACATTGCTTATAAACTTAGGGACATTTTTATTTTCAATGACAAATATCGACATAGTACTTAAAATTATATTACTGGTTGTAACAATAGGATATACACTACATAAGTGGTATCTGTTAAACAAGAATAATGGAAAAAAGAAAAAACAAAAAAAAGTTTAAAGATACTAGAGTAGGTAAGTTTCTGACAAACCACGCACCTAATGTTTTAAAGTCAATAGGTAACGTTGTGCCAGATGCGGGCATTTTAAACTTGGTAGGCGACCTTATAAAAAAAGATGATAAGATTACACCCTCAAACAAAGAA